CGCTATCGTGCGATATTCGAGCTAGGGGTCAACATCGACTATATATCGGAGGCAGACAATAGCAATCCGGTTATCGAAGTCCGGCGCGCGGTTGCGTTCGTTCCACGCACTCGGGTAGATACCGAGGTTGCGCGCACAGTCGATCCGGATGCTCAAAAAGTCGTCGTCAATGTGCAGCAGCATTCGCCAGAAAACGCACAATATATCCCTCAGTCCAGGACTGGCGGATCGACAATCTCTATTGGATTCTTGCAGTCAGGTCTTCGGATCCTCGAAGGGGAAGAGAAATCCTGTGCATCAAAAATCATAGAGGATGCGCAGCGGCGTTATAGAGAATGCCAATTCGCGCGGGAGAATGCCAAAATCGGCGCGCAGCTGCGCATTCGCTTGCCTGCCGACTATGTCGTCACTGACGGTCCCGGCATCTCAATCTGTGACCGAATAGCATCGACGCCTGCGGCTGACATCTAAAGCTGCTGATGACCTATCCCGCCGACGGCAGCGACGATGATCCGGTACTGACCGGCGATGAGCGCATCATTCATCGCGCCCAGTCGCGCTTCAAACGCTGCAAGGATTTCTTCGATACGGCCTATGCGAACAGTCTCGAGGACGACAAGTTCGCCAATGCCGACGATCGCAACAAGCATCAATGGCCGGACAAGATCTTTGCCGACCGCGACGGCAAGCGCAAACCGTGTTTGACGATCAACATCGTCCGGCCGCATAACCGGCTCATCATCAACGAGTCCATGGAGAACAAGGCCTCGATCCGGATCAGGGCGACCGGCGGCAAGGCCACGGCCGAAGCAGCCGAAGGCATGCAGGCGCTGATCGACCGCACGGAATACATCTCCTCGGCGACGGTCGCCTATCGCGATGTGATCACGAAACAGGTCGATGCCGGCTTTGGGTTTCTCTATCTCGAGACGGCATTCGTCAACGACAAGTCGTTCGACCAGGACATCTACATCAATGCCGCGCCGGACCCGCGCGCGGTCTATCTCGATCCCGAGAGTGTCATCAAGGGCGACGGCTCATCGGCGCAGTTCGGGTTCCTGTTTGAATCGGTCTCGCGCGATCGCTTCAACCGCGAGCATCCGAAATTCAAGGATAGGGTCGGGACCACCACCTTGGGCCAGGACTTGCTGTGGATTTCCGACAAGCATGTCCTGATCGCCAAGTACTATGAGCGCGAGGCGCGCAACGACGAGTTGATCTGGTTCAAGAGCGCGGATGGTTCGGAGTTCTGTGGCCATCGCTCGCAGATGGAAGCGGATTCCGGAAAGGAAATGGTCGACCAGGTCATCGAGCAGATCGAGTCAGGCGAGATCGAAGGTAAATTCCGCGACGTCCTCACCCAGAGCGTCAACTGGTATCTGATCGGCGGCGATTGCATCTTGAAGCGCGGCGACAAACCGAAAACCCGCTGGATCGGCGAATACATTCCGATCATCCCATGCTGGGGCATCAAGACCTTCATCGAGGGCAAGTTCGACTGCAAGAGCCATACTCGCTGCCAGATTTCGGCGCAGCAAATGCTCAACTACAATGCCTCCGGTCAAGTGCAATTCGGCGCGCTGCAATCGAAGACGCCCTATATCGGCCCGCTGCGCGCCTTCGAAACCAACGAAAAGGAATGGGCGACCGCCAACATCGAGGACTATGCCTATCTCGGCTATGACGATTGGGTGCAGGAAGAAGGCGAGCCAGGGCGCGAAGTAAAGGCGCCACAACGTCAGGACCCGCCGCAGATCGCGCCCGTCTTCATGCAGGGCATGCAGGATGCCGAGCGCTGGTCGATGATGGTAACCGGCCAGTGGCAGCAGCAGCAGGGCCAGGACAATCCGATCGGCGCCGAGAGCGGCAAGGCGATCAACGCGCGTCAACGCCAGGGCAATATCTCGACCTATCATTTCACCGAGCATCAGTACGACATGTACCGTCTGCTCGGAAAGCAGCTGATCGGCATCTATCCGAAGCTCTATGACACCAAGCGCATTCTCCACGTCGAGGGCGAGGATCTATCGAAAAAAATCATCACCATCGATCCGGATGCGAAGGAAGCCTTCGAGCGGCTGAAGAAGGAAACCGAAACCGCCGAAGAGATCGTCTTCAACCCGCTCGTCGGCGAATACGAAGTGCTCTCCGATCCAGGCCCGAACTATGCGACCCAGCGCCAGCAGGCGTGGGATGCCATCACGCAAATCCTCGCCCAGAACAAGGAATTGACCGCGATCCTGGGTGATCTCGCGCTCAAGAATGGCGATTTCGCGGGCGCCCAGGAAATGGCCGATCGGGTCAAGAAGTGGATCAAGCACACTTCGCCGTGGCTATTCGACGATGGCGACAACCCGACGCTTGCCGCACTTCAGGCGCAGATCGCCGAAGGCGAGAAGCTCAATTCCGAGTTGATGTTCAAGCTCGCGGAAGAGAAGCTGAAGGTACGTGGCCGCGATGAGCGGCGCGATATCGAGGCATTCCGCAGCGAGACTGAACGAATGAAGGTCTGGATCGAGGCTGCGGTCGAGCAAGTACTGAGCCGGCAAACTGCAGACCATGAGCTGCGCAAGCAAGCCGACCAGCACATCTTCAACGTGATCGAACAGGCCAACCAGGCCGATATTGCGGCCGAAAGCGAAACGGAGGGCGCGCAATGAGTGCCGAAATCGAGATGTTTTGCGCTCAGCGAATTCCTTGGGATGAATTGTGTGAGGCTCGCCGCTATCAACGCGCAGAAATCCGTTTAGTCGAAAGACTCATCAGAGAAAAACCCGAGCGATTTTCGGATGAAAGTATCAAACGCGCGGTTCATGATATTGTTCATGTGGCGCAGGATTTTGTCGCCAACAATCAGGATGAAATGTCCGATGCCTCTTAAAAAATCGACATCAAAAAGCGCCTTCAAATCCAATGTGCGCGCGGAGGTGAAGGCAGGAAAGCCCGTGAAGCAGGCGGTCGCCATCGCATATAGCGAAAAGCGTGAAGCCGAGAAGAAGAAGCGAAAATGATCGTCGACGGCGAACGCCTCACCAAGAGTGAAGTCCGCAAGCTGATCAAGTTCTTCGATCATGAGTGCAAGGAAATGGCTGGCCAGTTCTTCGAGCAATGCCGTACCGGCAAGTTCGGCGATGCTGGCCGCAGCGAGAAATTCCGCGCCTTCTGGTCCGAAATCGGCTTCCGATGCGGCGCCGAGCCCGTCGAGTGTTATGTGGCCTCGCACTACCAGAATTTCGCCGAGGACGTCCGCCGCGAGCTCGCCGGCCTTCTCGCGCGTCCCGATATCGCCGAGAAAGACAAGCAGATCATCCACAAGGCGCTATGCGTGCAGGAAATCCTCGCGATCGACTCGCAGCATGCGCCGGTCCAGATCAAGAAGGACAGCCAGCAATTCGTTGGCGACTCCTTCGAGGTCAAGCAGATCGCGGCGACCTATGGCAACCGGCCCGAGCCGTCGCTGATCGCCAAGCTCTTGAGTTCAACCGCAACCAGGCACTGAGGATTTGATGAATATCCTGCGCCATTTGTATCTCAATTCCGTCTTTCGCGCGCCTGACGATCCGGTGGCGCCGGAGCCTGTCGCGCCTGAAGCGACCTCCGCGCTGGCCTCCGAGGCGAGTCCTGAGCCGCAGCCCGAACTCCAGCCTGAACCGGCCCCAGCACCTGCGCCACAGCCGGAACCTACGCCCGCCGCAGAGCGGACCATCCCGATCAAGACCTTCGAGCGCGTCGTCGCGGAAGTCCGCGGTGAACGGCGCCAGGAGCGCGCGGCGCGTGAGGCCGCCGAGCAGCGCGCGGCCGATCTACAAGCCATCATCGATCGCTTGCAGGCTGGCGGCGATCCTGCCGCTGCGGCCGCTGCCGCAGCGCGACCTGCCGCGCCTGTGGCGCCCACGCCAGGGCAGCGTCCCGCCGATTTCGACGCCGCCGTCAAGGCGCAGGCCGCCAAGGACCGCCTCTACGAGGACACCCTCGTGGTGCGTTCGGCAGGCGAAGCGAAGTTTCCGGATTTCAACCAGTCGCTCGGCATCCTGACCGCGATCGGCGCGACCAATGACGACTTCGTCTCCGATCTGCTTGCCGTCGATAAGGGCGCAGCGCATGAAATCATCGACAGATTGGCCAAGGATCCTGAAAAGGCGGCGTCCCTTGTCACCATGGATTCCCGCCGCCGCATTGCGGAGCTGACCCGAATGGCCGATGCGATCAAGCCTGAAGCGCCAAAACCCGCCGAGCCGGCAAAGCCTGCTGCGCCGGTCGTGAGCCGCGCGCCTGCGCCTGCGCCGCGCATGGCGCCGGTTGCGCCGGCCGCCGAGATCGACCCGCGCACGCCCGAGGGCAATGAGAAGATGTCGGATGCCCAGTGGGAGAAATGGGCCAAATCCCAGGGCGTCGACGGTCTCCTGAAGCGCCGCGCGTGATGCATCTGATGCAGAACATCGAGAACAGTCAGCAGACCATCGTGCCATTGCGGACGGATGCGGTCATCGCGGCCGAACTCCGCACCACTCTTGGTCCTCTGATAGACCAACTCTGCGTCATCATGAGCAAGGCGCGCGCCGATGGCTATGACGTCAGCTGGACCATCCAGCCGGATTCGTTCGGTCGTCATCTGCGCTGCGCGGAAATCTCGATCAAGAAACAGCTTTGAGTCTCCCGCCGCCTGATCCGTGGCGAAACCTGCCTGTCAAATCCCGCATGCCAGGCGATGCGGTGACCGGTCAATCGACCCGCCTTCTTGCTGGTGCGTAGCAAGCCACGCAGGCACAAAGTCGCGATGATCCTGCGCATCGCTGGCTGATCGACCGATCCGAACCGGACATCGAGACCCGGGCAAGACCAGTCCCGCGACTATTCGCCTTTCTCGCAATCGGGCTTGCGAGAGAAACCGCGGCTTTGCGCCGCTTTCCAACACATGTGCGCCCTTAGAGGTGGCGCCGCATCTTTAGGAGCCGCGCCCGATGGCTGGCAACAATCTTCTGACGCCGAGCATGATCACTCGGTACTCGCTCCCGCTTTTCCTCAACTATCAAACCTTCCTGAAATCGGTCAATCGCGACTATGACGACCGGTTCGGCGTCGAAGGCGCCAAGATCGGCGCGCAGCTGCGCGTGCGTGTGCCGAACGACTATTCGGTCACCGATGGTCCGAACCTGTCGCTGCAGGACACGATCGAGCAGCAGGAAGTGCTGACGGTCTCGACCCAGCGCCACGTCGACATCGCGTTCACGACCGCCGAGCGCACGCTGTCGATCGAGGACTACGCCGAGCGCTTCATCATGCCGCGCATGGCGAAACTCGCCGGCAACGTCGCGCAGACCTTGATGTTCTCCTCGCAGGGCGCGGTCTGCAACCAGACCGCCAATGTGGACGCGAACAACAACATCCTCGCGATCAACCAGACTCCGGTCCTGAACGCGGGCGCGCTGCTCGACGACAACTCGGCCCCTCCCGGCGAGCCGTGGAAACTCGCCAATGACCCGCACACCGACGCCAAGCTGGTGGCATCGCTGAACGGGCAGTTCAATCCGGCATCGAAAATCTCGGAACAGTTCACCTCTGGGCACATGAAGAATGCCCTCGGCTTCGACATGTTCCGCGACCAGACCGTGATCAAGCACACCACGGGCTCGGCGACCACGGCGACCGTCAATGGCGCCAACCAGACCGGCAACAACATCACGATCACCGCGCTGGTCGGCACGCTGAACCAGGGCGACATCATCACCATTGCCGGCGTCAACGCTGTCAACCGCAACACCTTCGCATCCACCGGCCTGCCGCGGCAGTTCACCGTCACCGCAAACGTCCCGGCCGGCGCGACCACGATCCCGATCTATCCCGCGCTGATCCCTCCCTATTCGCAGGTGCCCTACGCGGGCCTGCCCTATACCACGCAGGCCTACATGACGGTAACGGCGACGCCCGCCAATAATGCCGTCATCACGCCGTTCGCAAACGCCTCCGTCACCTATCGGCAGTCGATTGCGTTCGAACGCTCCGCAGTGTCGCTCGTGATCGCGCCGCTCTGGATGCCGCCGAACGGCAAGGGCGTCGTCGAAGCGGCGCGGCATGATTACGACCGGTGCTCGCTGCGATCCATTGTCTGCTACGAACCTGGCACTGATCAACCCGTAGACCGTGTAGATGTGCTTTTCGGGTATTTTTGGCCGAGGGGGGAGTGGTCCTCAATTGTTGCAGATTCGCTGTAATCTCAATGTCGTCGTGATATCTATCGGAAGTATGGCATCGATCAGATGCAATATGACGCGATGCACGCCGCACAAAAAGGTCTGTGCGCGATTTGCAATG